AGATATATCATACTGCTCCGGTGCTTTATGCTTGCCCGACTTAAACTTCTTTTCCAGCTCCGCGTAACTTTTCGCCAGCTTTTCAACATCAGGGCCATCCTCATCCCAAAACTTTGCAGGGTAATACTCAGGGCGCTCTAGTGGCCCATCGTCATCATCAGATGACTGCATCTCCTCCTGCGGTTGTTCGTGAACCGGAATAGGTGCATCCTCTTGGGGAGCCTCCGGTTCCGATACGTTAATCATCGGTGCATCTGCATCCGCTTCTACTGCTGCCGCTTCTTCAGCCATTGTTTGACCTTCCTATTCTTTTTTCAATCATACGAACAATCTCTGCCATTCCTGTCCTAGCATAACCAAAGCTCGCATCTTCTCCAGGGTGCCAAGTCGGTTGCTCAATCGTAACGCTGCGCAAATGGCTTAGAACCTTCTGCCCCTCAGAACTCTTGAAAACCTTACCATATAGGATGTCTATATCGTCGGCTCTTGGCGCTTCACTCACAGCTTGGGTTAATCCTTCCCAGCCTTCGGGTGAACTCATTGCATTGCCTCCATTGTGGCCCCACCATCAGTTGCAGCGGGTGGGCCTTGTTCTGCCATCATTGCTTGCTGCATCTGTTCCATCATCATTTGCTGCTCTTCCGGTGTGGTAAGCAGTTCTTGGTTTATGTTCATCTTGCTTGCGATGAATTGTGTTATGCGCGGGATAGACAGAGCCGCTTGACCCTGTGGGCCGAGAGCGTTGGCGATCTGCATAAACTGCACAATATCATTTACATCTTGTAGCTTCTGAGCCTGAGCCAGAGGCGCAACCGGCGTGACCTTAACCTCAACGCCATTTACCTTCAGAGGTAGATCGATGAAGCCTTGCTGATCCATGATAAACAGAATGCGCGATACAATCGGAACCATTGTCTCATCTATCAACCGGCCAAAGGCAGATCCCAGATTAGTCGCAAGCTCACGCGATCTTTCTGCAATCTCCGTTGCTGATCGAGCAGACATATTATCAGGCGGCAACGTGTCATCCATCAGGATCTTCTTCACGTTCATACGCAGATCATTCATCACGATCTGGCTGACATTAAAGTCACCGGCTCTAGGGAGGGGAGCCAGTGACGCACCCTGAGGACCACCGTTACGAGCGACACCGATGACCGAACCAGGCTGTATCTTAATATTCTGCGGATTGAGAACGCCATCATCTGCCGCTGTATATACACCAGCAATTGCTAGAGAAGCATTCTTGAGAACCAGCTCAACAGTTTTGTTAAGCGTCTTGATGTCAGAGATAGCTGTAACCAATGGGCCACGGCCATATATCTCACCGGCCACCTTCATATAGCGAGCAACGATGAACGGAGATGACTTCATTGTGCGATACACAAGCTCTTGCCGTTTGGCTGGCCAGATAACGTGATAGCAATACATAGCCCTCTCATAGTCATAGATCACCGCATCCATTAGATCGATCTCTTTGGATGGTGATTGTGCTATCGCTTCGGCTAGTTCTGTAGTTATTTCAGCGTCAGGAAACTCTTGTGGTATCGTTTCAGCCTTCATGCGCAGCTTACGATAGACGTTATCGACGTTTCCGAATGTGCCTTCCTCGATAGCAACGAGATACTGAGGGATGGGCGTAAACCGAATAGGTGTAGCTTCATCACCAGGCGTCACCATCATCACGGCAGTACCTACGCAAAGATCCAGCAGGAACTCACCCATAGCCAAATCAAAGTTAGTCTGGCGCATAACCTCAAACATGCGGGTCGTATAAGCATCTAGCGCAGCCTGAGCCTGGGGCTGTTGCTGTTCCGGTATACCAGAGCCAGCTTCCAGGCGACACCATTCCTTTTGCGGAGGAAACAAGCCAGCTTGTATGCGATTAGCAAAGCGCTGGGTGGCGTGTATAGCTGTAGAGTCAAAGACCCTAGACATCTTGCCTTTGCCAGCTACACCGCCCTCATAATAGCCTGAGTACAGATTTCTCTGCGGCAGAGCGAACTCATAGCAATCCTCATAGATAGAGCGCCATTCATCCTTGCGAGCCTGAGCCTTGGCCTCACGTTCAATAATATCTCTTACATTCAGCCGAGCCATTTAATTATCCTTTTTTATTCCGCTGGGCAAAGTTGCGAGCAGCCTCAACAGATCCAAACCCCCATGCCTTGAGAGCCAATGCCTTGCGGGTAGGCCGACCCTTCTCATCTTTCATTGGGCCTTTCATGCCAGCAAAACGCGCAGCAAAGCTAACGCGCCTTGGGTTCGTACCCTTTTTGACAGGAGCCTTTAGATTGCCACCTTCTTTTGCTTCAAAGTGTTTGCGACCAGCTTCATTCAGGCCACCCTTAGGGTTTTGAAACTTCTTAGCAACCATGATGGCCCCTACCGGCCAATGCGAATTGTTGCCGTGCCGCTTCCATATTCACCAGTTTTAAAACCAGCCCGATAAAGCGCAACGCCAGATGGCTCAAAGCCATACGTTTCAATCGGAACGGTAAACGTATCAACATCCCTTGCAGTGTTGTCTGCATCAGCAGGATCAAAGCTGCGCTGGACTGTAACAGTACCCGAGAACGTTCCGCTAACAGAAAAGTTAAAATCTTTAGTTGAATAGATCCAGTCGGTAAAAGTGTTTTCAGCACTTATTGCTGTCTCAACGAGGCCGGTATCTTTGGGTAAAACAGCCATTTATTTGCCTTTCTTTTTAGGTTTTTCTTTTTTAACGACATCCTTTACAGGATCAGCAACCTTTACAGGATCAGGCGCTTTAACCGGAACCTTAGCAGCTTTTTTTACGTCATAAACTTTTTGAAAATCTCTAATGCGTGTCATTGGCCACCACCTAACTTAGTTTGCGTACCTGGTCCTTCCTGGCGCGTTGGAGAGAACAGCAATCTCATTCCACCAGTACGGCGCAACCGGCGGCGAGCCTGAGCACCCTGCATCTCTGTACGTTCCTGAGCTGTTGCGCGTTCTTCAGATCTTGCCTGAGCCGCCTCAGCATCTTTCTCCGCTTGTGACTTGCCGCGTCTACCGCCGCCAAATAATCCCGCCATGCTAAAACCTCGTCATCATGTAGTAGTCAGCCCCCTCTGGGCCAAACTTTCTCATAACACTTTCTACCTCAAAACGTAGTGCTTTGGCAAACTTAAATGCGGTATCATTTTCCACTTTTACACAGATTTGTAGCCTTCTAACCCCATAATCTTGCAAAGCGGTATCGGTTACGGCCCTTGCGCCACGCACAAGTGATATCGCATGACCGCCAATGTCCTTGCTGGGAACAAGCCACATCTCTGCTAGACCATGCCAGATGTGTCGAATGCCAAAAGCTATAACAACCTTGCCTCTGCCAATGCCCGCCCAGCTCCATCCATCCTCAGAGTTATCCCAAATGTAATCTATGTAGTTGGGAATATACTCCATGTATTCTTTGTTATCATCGGCCAGTCGCATTCTGGCGACATGCTCATAGCGCAGAGGAACAAGCTGCTCGTCGGAACTCATGCGGAACTCTGGAAGCTGCACCAATCCCATCAAAAGATCTCGAAGTCTGTTGTTGCGTTAAATGTCTGGCCACCGCCAAAGCTGCTGCCGTATGTGCCACGCCGCAGTCGACGTTGCTCGCCACCACCCAGCATTAGATACCCAAACGCATCCCCGCAGTGAGAATGCTCGTTCTTTACCGGCATATCCTTAAACCGCTCTTGCCCAGCGCCGAGAGATTGACGCTTGAAGAAATAACCGCCAGCCAAAGACTTGCGAACCCGCAAGCATTTCTTGTTTATCATTAGACCAGGCTTACCGCCTACCAGCCGATTCATAGGCGCAGCAGCAGCCTCACGGCGCACGTTGAAGGCGTTACTGTCAGTCGGAGATGCCTTGAAGCCAATCGAGCGTAAGTGATCGAAGGCAGTCACCTCATAGATCTCATCGCGCTTGTTACCGGCGGGATCGCCCCATATCACCACATCAGCCTTATTGAAGCTTGCAGCGATCTTAGCCAGTAACTCTTGGCCAAACCTCTCAAGGCCCATGTCAAACGTCACAAGCTCATCGAGAACCTTCCACGCGCCACCAGATGTACGCTGCCCAAAGATAGCGGCTGGTGTCAAACCAAAGTCAACGCCGATCTGCAATGGATATTGTGGATCATAAGTGACATCACCTGACATCATATCATCGTCATACTCAGGCCATACCGGACGCCCCTCCTGCACAAACGTATACTTGCCTTCAGCGTAGCACCTGATCCAGTCAGCGTTCTTACCTCCAAGAAGCTGCTCATAGTACCCACTAGGCAGATGAACCTTGTTCTCAGCAGAGGGATTAACCATCCACCACTTAGCACCAGAGAACACAAAGCCATTGGCCTCTGGGTTTTCGGGCAGATCCTTAGCCGCTACCTCCAGCACACCACCAGGTTGCCGGTAGAACTTCCACGGAAACCGACCGCCGATAGGGTTCTTCTCTGCCAGCTCATGCCACCAATGATCCGCGTCAGGCGGGTTAGTATCCATGATAATGCCATACCAAGACGCGCCACCATCAGATTGCGTAGGATAACGTCCAACACGGTGCGTCAGCCCGTCGATCACAGCCTTCGGCAGCTCGCGGGCCTCGTTTACCCATGCCCCTGTTAGCTCCAGCGACAGCAACTTCCGCACATCTTGCGGCGTAGAAAGAGCCATGAAAATAACTTCGCAGTCTATACCAGGCGCACCTTCCCTCGAAGGCAGCTTTAGATGATGCGTGATAGGCGGTTGCCAGCGCATCGGCCCCCATACATCCTCTGGAAATAGCTCTTGCCATGTCTTGATGGTTGTTGTTCTTAGCTCTGGGTAGGTATTGCGCACGATTACAAACCGAGAATACCGAATACCATCACGCGGCGAGGGCTTTTGCTGAACAGCCTTGAGCATTATTTCAGCAGCGCAGCCGTATGACTTACCAGATCCAACCGGCCCCATCAGGCCGCGAACAAAAGATTTATCGTGTAGAAACTTCCAAACCGTTGCAGACTTGGAAAAATCCAAGTTCATGCTGGGAAGATCACTCATCATCTGCCTCATACGTTGTGGTAATGTCTGGCCCCTTCATGTTGATCCCAACAATAGAAGGCTTGTCCACGTTCTTCTCCACATCGAGCAAGCCACTAGCCTTAGCCAAGACGCGCAGAACGCTTACCTTGTCAAACATCTCAATCGTCGTACCATGCTGGCCAACAGTCACCTTCTTAATCGA